AGTTCATCAGTTGGTGAGCATCCAGCATGTTTAGTATTTGAATTAAATACTACCATACGATTAGCTAAACTGTCAACTTTCGTACCGTCTTCAAATCTGGTATAACCATCATTGCTATTTACATAATATATCGAGGTGATGCAATCGTCAACATCTGTATGAAGATCGTATTCCTGTCTCTCTGGTGTTCTCATATTTAGATTGGCCTTTACCCTCACTATTGAGATAGGTTCCAACTCATTTATGATAGGCATGAGATTATAGAAGAATTGACTTCTAGGTTCAAACTGTGCATAAAATACATGACAAAACTGATAATATCCATCATCAGGCGTGTTCACGCCTTTACCAAACTGCCATTGAAAAGAAGAATCCTCCATCATCAATTTGCGGAGGATTTCATAATCGTCTGGTTTTAGGAAATCATCAATTACTTTAAGTTTCATTCACATCCTTTGTTAGTTCTGTGACTAATTTCTCAGTGCCATCCATCATCTTAATCTGAAACAGATTAGATTTCATGTATTTTTTGATCTTTTTATATTTCTTCAGCACCTTATTAAACTCTTCCTTATTGAGTTCAACCTTTCCTTGCTTTGCGTCACCAGAGTATTTACTACCAGCAACGTTTCTTCCATCTCCCATAGGAGAAGAACCACTATACTCACTCATAGATCATTCCAATCGGTATAGTTTTTTTCTATATTTAATGATAACATAGAAAGTAATGTATCATAAGGTATCCAAGCAGGGTCTTCATCTAGAAACTGAACCTGTACCTCTGTCACATTCTTCTGGTAGAATCTGTCATAAACAGTTCTAACATTTTTAGCATGAGTCAATGGGTTAATCATTTACGTTTCTGATTTGGTTTCTTGGATGGAGCTTTCTTCTTATCTGGGTTGAGCATTTCTTCATCCCATAGTTTCGGAGATATTTTACCATTGGATTGCTTCCAACCCTTTAATCCTTTCTTATATTTGTCATAGTAGTGGTCAAACATTTCCACTGATTTTTGACAAACAGTAATGTCATAACAAGTCTTACCATCCTTCTCATACTCAACAAGATATGCTGTGTATGGTAATTTAGGATTCTCTGCTAATTTTGGATCGCAGTCTTCGTGTAAGATTTTCAACTTCTGTTCCCCCATGTGATTTCTGGATAGGCTTCTGACACTAATTCCTTAGTGATATTGTACTTGGTGTTGAGAGCTTTATCTTTAACCAAGATAAGAATCTCTGCTTCTTCTTGTGGTAGAGTCTGCAAGATATTAATGAAAATTGACTCTCTCTTGATCTTATTCAAGGCATCGTCACCGCCTTTTACAAAACGGTAGAACTGTCTTGCAGAATTACGAATAGTAGTCCTTTGCGGAATACCCTGTTCTCTAGATGCTTGTACATCACCCTCTACAGGTTGATATGGTACAGGTCCTTCTGGTAGAACAGATATAACTGATTCATCAAAGTTCCATATCATAGTCATTTTGAAAGAGTCATCCCCATGAGTTCTGAGAATCTCTAACTTTTTCGCTTTCACTCTCTCAGAATCGACTGCTTCTAAGATTTCATGAACCATAGGATTAGGTGGCAGTGTCTTTTTCTTTACTGTTACTGTCCTTGGTTTTGTTGAAGTTTTACGAGTAGAAGTCTTTCTCCTAGTTGCGGATCTAGTCTTCGTCGTCTTCTTCGCTGTCGTCATTGTTTTCAAACCTCACGGCTACTATTTCATCGGGAATGAGATTCCCATTTTCATCATACATTTCGGGATGACTAAAGGCCACACCTTGATTCTGTAAATTGATGTAATTGTTTTGTTGGGCTAACCAGCCAATTATACCACCTAATATTAAAAACGTCAAACATAGCATACTGAATATTACAAGAAGTACAGTGGTTTCCATGTCGGTCTCCTAATTGTTGGTTTTCTTTTTTATATCCAACGATAATCTAAATTCCCTACCAAAGAGGGAGAGTTTTATATCGAAGAACTTTGGTGTTTGTTTTGGTTTGGGTCGATTCTCTCCTTTGAGTATAAGTTCTACGCCCTTATTTATGTCCATATCAGGCGGAATCATTGGAGTAGACCCTGTGTTCTTTTAAATATTTTAAGGTTTGGTTTGCATTGCCTATGTGCTTTCCGTCCATGACCACCTGTGGCAGTTCAAGAGTGTCTGGAAACTTCTCTTCAAATTCTTCTGTGGTATAATCCGTATCCAGTTTTTTGTAGACATAGGGCGTTCCTAGCATCTCAAAGACCGTCTTCACCTTATAGCATAAGGGACATTCATCTTTTCCGTATATTGTAAACATAGTTAATACCGAATTACTTCTATTTTATGCCACTCATGGCCATAGACTAATAAACCTCCGAGTGTTTCTTCGTTATAGCATACTGTAAAATATGTAGATAACTTTCTACCATCTAATCCCCTATGTGGCGTGTCACTTACAAAAAGAACCCGACCCTCTAGTGGTTTACCACCTAAGACTTCGGGAACTCTAACTATAGAACCTTTACGGATTGCTACAGTTCTCTCTGTATCTAAGAAAACTTTCTTCGATTCCTCTGGTATCGGTTTTACCTTGCGATACCCAGATATGGCAGAATTCGTAGAGGTGACGGACATTTTCGAGAGTGTTGAATTGTTTTAAAGAAAGAAATGCTTGTTGACGCATGGACAGTCGTTCATCACTGTATCGTGTGTCATTCATCTTCTTTCTCTTTTTCAATTCTTTTAATCACAGTGCCCATCTTATCAAAAAGACTTTCAGTTCCTTGAATGTTATCAAGATGTGAGATTATGGCACCTAGTTCTCTTACAATGTAAGGTTTCTCTACTCTTGCTGCAAACGCAAGTGCATCACGGAGATGAACTTCTGCCTTCTTGAGGCTTTCTGATGTTTGTTCTGATAATGCCATTAGTCTTTCTTGATAGAGTTCCAATCGTCTTGGAATAATTGCAATCCCTTGTCGGTTAGAATGTGGTTATACATTTTATGGAAAATTGCAGGGGGCATAGTAACAACATCTGCTCCTACCTTAAAACACTCTGCAACATCTTTCACATTTCTAAGTGATGCAGCAAGAACCTGAGTTCTTGACAGGTGTTCTCTATATAGTTTCGCAATGTCTCCAACTAACGCTAAACCATCAAATGAATTATCGTCAACTCTTCCTACAAATGGTGAAATATATGTAGCTCCTGCCTTTGATGCCAGTATTGCCTGTGCAACTGAAAAACATAGTGTCACATTCACTGTGAATCCGTCACTACTCAATAACTTACATGCCTTTAAACCCTCTACGGTTAGTGGCACTTTGATAGTCACGTTCTCTAGATTTTTAAATGCTTGTGCTTGATCTACCATCTCAAGAGCGTTGTCTGCAACTACTTCTGCGGATATAGATTCAAAGAATGGAAATTCGCCAGATATCTTCTTTATTGTTTCTACTGGATCACCACCACTTTTAAGTATTAGTGATGGATTTGTTGTCACACCGTCAATAAGACCAGTTTGATTTGCTTTTTCAATGTCTTCAAATACGGCAGTATCAAGAAAGATTTTCATTTTTTGGTTTTTTGTTCGCTTTTTTAATAAGTTTGGCGTAGAGTACGTCTTCTCTAGTATAGAGGTTAGGTGTCTTTTTTGCAACTTTTATTAACCTCTTTGCCATTTTTCTTTGGGATTCAACACACATGTATCTCGTTTTCGTATCATTACTTTACTATTTAGCACAGGCGATAAGTAAAAATACGCACTGGACTCAGAAGGTAAAGATTCTCTTAACTTTCTGACCATGAGAAGTTGTTTATCAAGCAGACTCATCTTCTAAGAGTATGCAAGTATTCTAGAACATGCTCACGAACCCACATGAGTTCATTATAACACCCCTGATTATGGGCACATGACCTCAATTTGGGGTCTGGTTGATGAACAGACTCGATGAATATATCAAGTCCACGATTCCATTTTTGATCTTGAGACTCATGCTCATCAATCTTTAGTCTGTCGTCCATGTCTATTTGATAGGAGGGGCGGAGGGTTTCTCAGTACAGAATTTATCCGCACCTGTAACAATTTGAATCTGTTCTAGATTCATCCATTGTTTTGTCATCTCTTCATTGAGAAAGGCAATTTTCCTGTTCTGCAACTCTGTTTGTTCCAAGAGATATGCAACAGTATGAGCAAGAGTTTGTCTATTGCCTTTACTATCTTTTAGGTAGATAGAGTATGAAGTGCGAAATTTACGAACTAAGTGTATTCTTAATATAACATAAAGAATGAAATTCGTAAAGAGTATCCAAAAAATAGTCATGATTTAGATGTGACAGATCTCCATGTAAATTGAATAAGGCCTTTAAGAGTTGATAAGATAGGAAATTTCTTCTTTGATCCTATTTCATCAAATACATCCATGTTCAACTTAAAAGCATAATTCGCTTCGTTGATAATTAATTCACCATCAGACCAAGTGATAGGAAGATTATCTAAAGCGTGTCTATATCTCTCCTTAAAACCTTTTGCATGAGGGATGTTTTCAAAGTCATAGAAGGCAAGTCCTTTTCCATCCAAATTCATTGATTTATTTGCGATATTTCTCAATATTTGACCACCAGACAAGTCACCAAGGTAACGTGTATAATGATGTCCTACTAAGAACTTAGGACTAATTTTTTTAACTCTCTTGACGTAATTTTTACAGGCATCTGTAGGAGAAATAGTATTTTTCCAGTTTTCGCCCCAATAAAACTCACAATCCTTTTCGAGAGCAGGCACACGTTTGAGTTCATCAAACGCTATAGGTGCAATAAAAGGATCATCCTTGAATTTATCTACTTGTTCCTCAAGAGCAGTGTATATGAAGTAAAAGTCTGCAATTAATTGCTTATAACTTTCTTTATCCACTACACCAGCAAGAAAATTTGTAACAAACCCTGTATTCTCAGCCATTGAGTGAGATTTGGAGGTGTCCTTCTTGATTTTTTTAGAAAATGTGGTTAAAGTCATGATTTCATTCTATATCAGTTTTGTTTTTTTGTCTAGGTGGGTGAAGCGACTCATCTATTGCTGGATGAAAAGAGTATTCATTATTCCATTTGAACTTGGTATTGTTCAGTTCATGTTTTTTGGGTTTTATACCCAAAAGTCGTTTAATTGTCTTTAGCATCGAGATAATCCACAAATAAGACACCTTCTAAATGGTCAATTTCGTGCTGAACCACTCTGGCAGCGATACCATCTAATTTCCATTTCTTATATTTACCATCTTTATTTTGAAAAGTCACTCTTATTGACTTAGAACGTAAAACTTCCCCATTTTGGTCGGGTACACTCAAACACCCTTCATCTAATAATACCTTTTCTTCGCTTTTCCACGTTATTTTGGGATTTACCATCAAATGAGCATATTTTCCATGTTCCTCTGTAGACTCATCTACTATAATGACTCTTTTATTGATACCTATCTGTGGTGCAGCCAAACCTATGCCATTTGCTGTCCACATCGCCTGACACATCTCTGCATGGAGTTTTGTCATCTCATCTTTATCAAATTCTACTTCTTCCGACTTTTGCCTTAAGCATCTGTCACCGATAGTTTTAATCTTCTTCGGGGAAATCATAAGGTCCGTTTAATTTGCGTTCGTGGTCTCTTTCGTCCAATACCTCATGTATCAGTTTCTTGATTTCCTCTTTTAATTTCTGTGAGAGTAACTCAAGAGTCATGATGATGTTGTGGATAATCTTGTTCTTGTGCTGTTTGTGTCATCACAGGTCTTGCACCACCACCTTCATGGCCATGTGCAATTCCTAGTTCGTGCATACGAGCATGTTCTTTGATCTCATCTTTGAGATCTTTACCGCCTGCACCAAAGGTCATGTAAATTCCATAAACCATTAGGACTAGAGTAACAAATCCAAGAAATACTGCAAAGGCAGCACCACCTTGTAAATGAGCATGTGGAATTAAATTAATTAAAATCATTTTCGTACAATAATAACGTCATCTTCGCCATCTTCCCCTTTTTCGGGATTAAAGACCAGTAATTCCTCACCACTCTCTATATCCCTCATTTCTGGATGAAGATTGCTTCTTTTTATAGGTTTGTTCATTTCATTTATTGTGAATGTCATTGACTTCCACATAAAAGCAAATGTGGCTCCTGCTACAGCAAAAAAGAACACACCATATAGAAAAACAGTTATGTCATTCATCTAAAACCTGATTGTAGTATTCTTTGTATTGGAACTTGTCGTATCTTATCTATAACGTCTGCCTCGACCTTATCTACAACTTTATCCAATAGGTCAATATCAATTTGCATGAATGGTGGGATAATACCCAATAATCTGAGTAAACCATCTACAAACAGAGCAAGAGTCGTAAATCCAAGAATCATGGAGATTACCGTTGCATCTCTATTATGTTTTTTCATAGATTCTTCATCTATGCGTCTTGCCTCGTCTATCGCATATTTGATGAGTTCATCTACCTCTTCTTTCGTGTATGTATCTCTCTTTGGTCTATATGCGTCAGATAGTGGAATATCAAGCAGCTGACCCTGTAGAACAGAAAAATACCCGAATTTTTTTTCCAGCTTTTTTGGTTTTAAAAGCTGATTTTCGTTTTGGCTAGTATCTGTCTGGGATTTTGTCATAGGATTCACGGTAGTCTAAGGGTTTCGCTTGTCGGATACAACCTACTGCTTTTTGAAAGCAATGTGAATTAAATTCACCATCTACTCCGATCAATTTAATGATGTCGTATTGAGAACTAGTCTCAACACCTTCTACTAAGTATGTATTCCCTTTGATAAGTTTGGCTATGGGATCATCGCCAATTCCTGACCGCAAATACTCAGGAGTGTTACCTATGTAACGAACTTGGTCGCCTATCTTCATAGTCCTCTATGGGGATCATAATATAGTAGTGTCCATACAACGTAAATTGATAGACCTATTGGAATTAGTGTTAAAGGCATTGTAATGCGTGATTGTTTAAATTATATCGGGATTTTGTTCCTCTGTCAAGGGAAATCCCATTGTTTTTATTTCGAGTA